TCTTATTGGGTTAGACCAGATGAGGTGGGAGATGTTATGTTTGCATTTGGTAGAAGACATAATAGTAATCAACGATTTGCATATGGTATCAATACTTCAAAAGCAATATATGCCGGTTTTGGTTCAAAACAGGTGAGAGCTAATTTTGTTACTATGGGAGCTACTACTAATCCAAATCTTTCTCATTTATTTAATGCTGATAATTCATTAAAAACAGGTAATTGGATTCATTTCGCAGCGACATATGAAAATCGTACAGAGACAGGTACAGATGTAGACCATAAATTATTTATGAATGGTGAACTTATAAGAACTACATCAGAAGATTGGAGTCAAGGTGGTGGTGGAACGAGTGGTATGTTTTTAGGAGCTCGTAATAATGTTGGTGATTACAATAATGGATGGGCTTGTGGACTTGATGAATTAGCTATTTATGATACGGACAAAGGTGAAAGTTTTGCACAAGAAGTGTATAATGGTGGTATTAATTATGACCATACAGGTGCAAGTAATCTTGTAGGATATTGGAAAATGAATGAAGGTAGTGGAACTACTGTTATTGACCATTCAGGTAATGGTAATCACGGGACACTTGATACAGATGGGACAGGACTTCCAACTTGGGAAGTGATTAAAGGGTATTAATAATGGCTGTTCAACAAATCATAGGAAAAAAAATTACGAAGTTTGACACTTCTAATCCTAACTATAGAGAAAGACCTAAACCAAAGGTTGAAGTTAGTGGTAATGTTAGAGAAGACGAAGATGTCTATGGTGAAAGAAAACATACTTACACACCTGAACCAAATGGTAATCTACAAATGGAACAAATGATGGGTAAGTTGATGAACAAATTGGATAACTTTGATTCACCAAGTCAAACAGGTGTGAAAGCAATTGAAGTAGATATTAAAAAAGAGATTGCAATTGGTAAAGCTGATATGAGTAGTATTAAATCAGAAGAAGTAAAGGGTAAAGTGAATAATAAATTGGATAAATTAAAAGCATTGAGGAAACGAAATGGCAATAAATAGAATTACAAATAGACAAACACTTAATAAAGAATCTGTCAATAGAGCTTCACAAGTATCCACTAAAGATAATAAAATTCGTGGTAATGCAGAACAATCAATTAATCCAGGTAAAGACTTTACTAAAAACTTTTCAATTTCATTAAAAGATATCGATACATCTGTGATGACACACATTAAAGATGTGATGAAACCAAGAATCAAAGAAGCTAACGAAATTATCAAAGTACCTGTATACTATGGTAACGAGGAAAGATGGAGAAATTTTAGAAAAAGAGGAGTGTTGAGAGATAAAAATAATGCTTTAATTTTACCACTAATTATGTTTAGAAGAACTGATGTTTCGTTTGATGATAATATGCCAATGTCATTCGACCATGATGTTAGAGGAGAGTTTATTAAAGTTACACGGAGTAATAAATGGAGTAAAGACAATCAATATGATAGATTTTCAGTGCAACAAGGTATTAAACCTGTACAAGATTTATTATTCACTGGGATGCCAGACCACGTGATATGTAGTTATTCAGTTGTAATGATGACAAATTTTATTGAACAAATGAACATATTAAGTGATTTATTTTTAGAACACATTGGAACTTATTTTGGAAATTCAGAACAATACAAATTTTTATCATCATTGGATGGTAGTTTAAGTGATGCATCAGAAATGAATAGAGATGGTGAAAGATTAATTAAAACAGAATTCGGTTTATCAATCAAAGCATATGTAATACCAGAATTTACAAGTAATATATTTGGCACCACTGCTGAAGTATCAAAAGGGATAACACCATCACGAGTTACTTTTACACAAGAAAGCAACGCTACAGATAAACAAGTAGGAAAATAATTTACTTGTTTTAAAATTTTATATATACTTATATATAGTTATATAACAATTCATAAACGGAGGTTACAATGCCAGAAGAAGTAAAATTTAATGAAGACGAAATGAAACAAGTACAAAACATACAAAAGTCATATGTAAATGCACAAAATCAATTCGGACAATTAAAATTAGCACAAATAAGACTTGAAGAACAAGAATCAGAGCTTAAAACTTTTTTTGATTCAATAAAATCAGAAGAGAAAAAATTTTTAGATTCCATTACCAAAAAATATGGTGAAGGTAATTTAAATCCTGAAACAGGTGTGTTTACACCAACTGAAAATAAATCCAAATAATTAAAAAAAAATCTATGTTTGGGTACACTAATGTATATTTATATATGAATTATACTAATGCGCAAATATAGTATGTTTACCTCAAAATTAAAAAGTTAACTTAGGAGAAATTCAATGGCCGAAAAATTAATTTCACCTGGTGTATTTACGAATGAAATAGACCAGACGTTTTTACCGGCTGCTGTGGCTGATATTGGAGCTGCTCTAATCGGACCAACCGTAAAAGGTCCTGCAGGAGTCCCAACCGTTGTAACATCGTATTCAGATTTTCAAAATAAATTTGGTGACGTGTTTAAATCTGGTTCGGATTCAGTTCAATTCTTAACATCACATGCAGCTGAACAATACTTACAAAATTCAGATTCATTAACTGTAGTTAGAATATTAGATGGAACATTTTCACCAGCAACAGCTAATGTACCAAGCATTACGCCAGCTGCAACAGCGACTTTTACTTTTAGTGATAAACCAAATGAAGATACAGTAATTACTTTAACTGACTTTGGTGGTAATAGTGAAACATTTGTTATTGACGATGATGCTAATTCAAGTGTTTCAGGCACTAAAATTACACAAATAGCTGAAAACGGTGGTGGTGCAACTGGTACTGCAATAGCTCTAGATGCTCTTATAAATGCCAGTAGTACAATTAGTATTACATCAGTACGAGATGGTAATAAACTTACACTTACACAAGATGCTGTGGGTGCGGTTGGTAATAAAACAATTACCAGCACATTAACTGCTGGTGCTTTTTCTGTTGCAGTTCCTGCTGCATTTAGTGGGGGTGGAAGTGACACTGCTTTTACATTAAAAACTTTAGCTGATGGTTCAATTATGAATAATGCTGACACTGGTTCAACAACAAATAATCTTCTAACTAGTGGGTCTATTCATAATCTTAGATTTGAAGTTTCTAATGTAAGTAATAAAAAAGGTACATTCACATTATCTATAAGGAGAGGGGATGATAATCAGAAGAGAAAACAAACTCTTGAAACTTTCACTGGTGTAAATCTAGACCCTAATTCACCAAATTATATTGGTAAAGTAGTAGGTGACCAAAGACAAACTGTTAGAACTGATGGAACTACTACATATCTTGAATTAAGTGGTTCATTTCCAAATAAATCAAAATTCGTAACTGTTGAAAGTATACTTAATACAATTGATTATTTAGATGAAAATGGTAATGTTAGAGTACCAGCTGCGTCTCAATCTCTACCATTAGTTGGTAGTGGTTCATCAAATGGTGGATTTAGTGGTGGTGCAGATGGATTTAGTGGTTTTGATGCTTTAGGTAGTCAAAACGGAACTTTATCAGAAACTGTCAATTTCTATGAAAATATCGGTACTCAAACACAAGGTTTTAAACCTGATGATATAACTGATGCTGAGGGTGGAGCAGCTTATTCACAAGCTATTGACTTGTTAGCCAATCAAGACGAGTTTGACATTAATTTAATTTTAGCTCCTGGTTTAATTCATAATGTTCATAGTCCTGTAACTAATAAAATCATTGATACATGTGAAAATAGAGGTGATTGTTTTGCAATTATCGACCCAGTTGTTTACGCTAAAAATCCAAGTGATGCTGTAACAGAAGCAGAAAGTGTTGATTCAAACTTTGCAGCAATGTATTATCCTTGGGTTAAAGTTCCTGATTCACAAGTTGCTGGAACACAAAGATGGGTGCCACCATCAGTAGTATTAGGAGGAATATATGCATTCAATGATAGAGTTGCTCATCCTTGGTTTGCTCCTGCTGGATTGAATCGTGGTGGAATCACAATTGCAACTCAAGCACAGAGAAAATTAACACAAGGGGAAAGAGATACATTGTATGATGCAAATGTCAATCCAATTGCAACGTTTCCTGGCCAAGGTGTAACTGTATTTGGACAAAAAACATTACAGAAGAAGGCGAGTGCATTAGATAGGATTAATGTAAGACGATTGTTAATCAGAGTTAAGAAGTTTGTTGCGAGTTCATCAAGATTCCTTGTATTTGAACAAAACACAGCAGCAACAAGACGAAGATTCTTGGGAATTGTTAATCCATTCTTAGAACAAGTGCAATCACAAAGTGGATTGAGTGCATTTAGAGTAGTAATGGATGAAACCAATAATACACCTGATACAATTGATAGAAATCAATTAGTTGGACAATTATTCTTACAACCAACAAGAACTGCTGAATTCGTTGTATTAGACTTTACAATACAACCAACTGGTGCTTCTTTTCCAGAATAATAGTTAAATAAAATAACTGAAGAAAAGGGATTTATAGAAATATAAGTCCCTTTTTTTTATATTTATTGATATTTATATATGAATTAAAGGTTTAAGTATTTAATAGGAGAATTTAAATGGCCGAATTGTTAGAACCACAAGATATAATGTTTACTCCCTTTGAGCCAAAGCTCAAAAATAGATTTATTATGCAAATCGATGGTATCAACGCTTATTTAATTAAGTCAATGAATAGACCATCATTGGAATCAGATGAAGTAGTGTTGGAACACATGAATGTAACACGATACGTTAAAGGTAAGTCAAGATGGCAACCTTTAGAAATAATGTTATATGACCCAATCGTTCCATCAGGTGCACAACAAGTGATTGAATGGATTAGATTACATCATGAATCAGTAACTGGTAGAGATGGATATTCAGATTTTTATAAGAAAAATATCACATTTAACCTTTTAGACCCAGTTGGTGCTGTAATTGAAGAATGGGAATTAAAAGGTGCATATATACAAAGTGCTAATTTTGGTGATTTGGATTTTGCTTCATCAGACCCAGTAGAAATATCTTTAACATTGAGATATGATTACGCAATCCTTAAATTCTAATAAATACTTTAAATACATATATAGGAAAACCCTTAAAATAAAATTAAGGGTTTTTTTATTTTATATATATTTATATATGAATAAGTTAGAGGTTTTATGAAAACAACATTCAATGAAATAATAGAAATAGTTTTAGAACACGAAGGCGGCTATGTAAACGACCCTAATGATGCGGGTGGTGAAACCAAATATGGAATCGCTAAAAGATGGTATCCTGACGTAGACAT